CACAAACAACGCGTCAAGCCGACACGCCGTGTCTTAGATGAACACTAGATGAACATTGGCTGAGAGAGGAGAGAGAGCCGAGAGAGTGAGAGAAGTCACACCGCCCCGCTATTGACGGCAAGCCGACGGCTATGCTAGGCGAAAAGGCTACTGCCACGGCGAGCAATAGCCTTATCGGTCGTACGACCAGATATACGGCTAGGGTTAGCCGAGAGTTATATATGCAGAGAGAGAACTAGCCTTAGGCTGAGAGAGATTATTGTTTCCCATTTGTTCACCTAGTGTTCATCTTGCTGAGCGTGAGCCTGAGTTGCTTCCTATTAGATTATGCCCTTCAATACTCCTACAACCAACCGACTATGAAAGGTCACCAAATGTCCCTAGCCCTACTCGTAGAAAGTACCGCCCCTGATATGGACGGGCTTCCTGCCTATAACCAAACCCTGCTATTCGGGTACAAGAACGAAGTCCAATGCTATCACCGTATCTCCAACGGCACTAAAGGTCGTGGGCAGGTATGGACTAAGGTTAGCCACGTTGATACCGATAGCCTTATCTACAACGACCCCGTAGCCGTTGTCCTCAATGACCGTGACCTATCTATGGTCGAACTAGGTCTAGTTACCAATATCGCCGTTAAAGCCCTATATGCTAATGAAAGTGCCACCCCTACAACCGCGCCGACGGCACACAAGGAAGTAGTCAATAACCTTATCGGTCGCCTAGTATATGGAGACCCTGACCTAGCCGATTACCTCACCGACAAGCGTAGGACTAACGGTATTACTATCTCTCCCCTATCTATCACTAAGCCTATTGGTGACGTTACGGAAATCGCGCAAACCGCGCCTATTGAGCCTACTGAGCCTAAGGCTTATGAGGACGTCAAGGTCGCACTCAATGAGCAGGTAGAAGCACTAAGCCTAGCCATGATTAGCGTTCCCGACCCTAAGTGGGCTAAGCAATACGTTAATCGTATGATTGACGGCGTTCAGGATTGGGCTATCTATGACCACGCTCGCGCTAACGCTATCAACGTGTTGGTAGAAGGTGGCGCAGGTAGCGGTAAAACTATCTCCGTCCAAAGTTATGCAAGTGCAAGAGGCTTACGCTACTTCAACGTATCAAGCAATAACGGTATTGACCCGTCTCAACTATTCGGTCGTTGGATACCTAAGGCAGACGGTCACGGCTACCAATGGCAAGACGGTGCGGTTACGCAAATCGTCCGTCACGGTGGCGTACTCCTATTGAACGAAGTGAACTTCCTACCCGTCCGTGTCTCAACCGTACTATTCTCACTCCTTGACTACCGCCGTGAAATCCAACTATTGGAGAACGGTGGAGAAGTAATCAAGGCTCACCCCGACCTGCTAATCGTAGCCGACATGAACTTAGGCTACAAAGGTACACAAGCACTAAATCAGGCGTTCAATGACCGCTTCGGTATCAAGTTAGAGTTTAACTACGATAAGACTATTGAGTCTAAGGTCGTCAAGAATAAGGCTCTCCTTGACCTTGCCTACCAACTACGCGCTCAATACGATATTGAGGAAATCTCAACCCCTATCTCAACCCGTGGGCTAGTGGACTTTATCTCCAACGCTAAGAACTTCGGTATTGACTTCGCGGTTACCTGCTACGTCAATGGTTTTGATAAAGAGGAACGCGGTGGCGTAAGACTAGCGTGTGAGACACACAAGTTTAATATCGCTACTGAACTAGGCTTATCGCTTACTTCACCCGTGTCTGAGTCCGAGTCCTATGAGGTACTCAACTAATGACCACTATCCGTCAAATCAAGAAGTCCGACGATTACCTCAACGACTTTAATAATAGTTTCAATATCGCCGTTGAACTAGAGGGCGGTGGGTACGCCTACACTAACGCCGAAGGCTTCACCCGTGACGAACTCATGGGTGACGTAACGGACGAGATGAACCGACTAGACGCTATCGGTGCGGTATATCAACGCGCCGATAGAATTATCACGGGCGATAGCGATATTGCCGTGACTATCACTCGCACTAAAGAAATGACCGAGCCTTCAATGACGGACGGTAAAGATATTATCCTTAACGGTAATCTTATTGACGACGTGACGGACGATACGATTATCGGACTCAATGGCGTTAATTACCACGAACTCGCTCACGTCCTATTCTCTCCACGCGTTGGAAGCGCACTAGGGCAGTACGTCACCACTAACAATATGAAGCGAGCCTTCAACGTGTTAGAGGAAGGTCGTATTGAGCGACTAATCACAACACTTTACCCTAGCACTACGCTTACGCTTGAAGCCATGAACCATGACTTTATTCTGCGTGACCACCCTAGCCAATGGGGTAACTCGTTCGCTACTACTACGGGTCGTATGTACCTACCGCTAGAACTACGTCAAGTTATTGCCGATAAGTTTATCGCTCAATACGGAATAGCCTTAGCGCAAGAGGTACACGCTATCGTGCATGAGTACCGCACACTCTCCTTCCCTACCGACTTTGCTCGCGCTAAGGAACTAATCGCTCAACTAACTAATCTAATAGGAAAAGATGATGAGCCTGAAACGGAGTGGGCGCAAGGTCACGGTGACCGCGTACTACCTGAGAAGGGTCGCCCTAAGTCGGGCAAGGAACAAGGCTCACTTCAAGAACGAGCAAAAGATAATAAACCTGAGGAACTAAACAATAATCCTACGGGCTTCGGTAATGGTATCGGTGACGAAACTAAAGGTGAGCCTGAGGAATACAAGGGAGACGACCATAACCTTAGCGATAAGGATAAGGACTTACAAGCGCAATTAGAAAAGCGCATGAACGAAATCAAGAACGATAAGCGTATCGCCCGTGAACTTAAAGATACCCGTACGGCTATCTTAGGCAGTACCGATACACGCACTAAGTTACCGAAGGCTAATGCTAGTGAGCAGAAAGCCACCGAGCAAGGTATCGCCTATGCTCGTAGGTTCGGTCGTGAGTTAGAGCGTATCGTCCGTGATAACGACCCTTCGTGGGAACGCTTCCTGCCTAGCGGTAAGTTAAATATCTCTCGCACTATGAACCCCGACGTTAATGCTATCGGAGAAGCCTTCGACGTATGGGATACGGGCAACGATAACACGGAGATTGAAGCGACTATTCTAATAGATAACTCAGGCTCAATGTGGGGACTTATGTCCACCGTATGCGAGCAAGCATGGATTATCAAGCGCGGTATTGAAAGTATTGACGGTAGCGTTAGCGTGTATTCTTTCAATTCTGATAGCAAGGTTGTATATGAAAGCAACGAGAAGGCTAAGCCTAACGTGTATCGCTACGTTTCTAACACGGGGTGGACTAATCCCTACCGCGCACTCATAGAAGCCGAGCGCACACTAAAGGCGAGCAGTAAGCCTAACAAGTTATTCTTTGCTATCACGGACGGTCAATGGTCGGACGATAAAGATTGCAACGACGTTATCAAGCGCATGAAAGAAGCAGGTATCCTCACCGTTGTAGTCTATCTATCTAACGATAGCGATAGCCTTCACGACATAATGCTACGCGCCCGTGAGGGTGAGGAACAAGCGAAGGCATACCTAGCCTCACTTAATCATGGGGCGCATATATTCAAGTCGGTATCTGAGCCTAAGCACTCGTTAGCACTAGCCAACGAGATTATCAAAAGCACCCTAAACGGAAAGAAGGTGGCGTGAGCCATGACCGCAACAAACAATATCAACTACCATATTGACGGAAAAGAAATAGTCGCAGAACTACAAGTAGCACTTAACAACGTTAAACGCATGAACTACACGCTCGCTATCAAGGCTACGCTTATCCGTATCCTTGATGAGTGCGAACGCCTACAAGCAAACGGCATGGACGTTACGGAAATCGTAAGTCTCGTCCAAACTATCTTTGATTACACGACGTATATCACCGATACGCCCGACGAAGTACCAAACGCTTAATCACTTAAATAGGAAGCACACGCCTTAATAGAAAGCAGGTAGCAATAATGATGAACCCTAACGATATTGTTCTAGTAACGCGTGAGGAAATTGAGCAATTAACGGCTAGTCCTATCTCAGATAGTGAGTGGGAACAAGTGCGTGACGAGATTATCTCCAATGACGACCTATGGGCGCATATTGACCTCGTTATCAAAACCGTAGTAGATGAGGTAACCGCGTAATGGCTATCTATCACTACGTCGTGGAATACGACACGGATAAAAAGCGTTGGGATTGGAGTCCTAATACCGAGAACGCTCGCTTCGGTAACCACACGATATACGACCATAATATGGGTTGGGTATCGTACGAAGATGAAAGCGTTAAGGCTATGGACGAGCGATTAAACAAACGCTTACACTTAGGATTAAAGTTTCTTAATTATTATGATGAGAGATATAACTAAATAGAGAATTGGGTAAGGTTAGGGTAGTGCTAAACCTAACTGTCTCAGCACCGCAAGCGTTGGCATAGAATGACGAAGGTATTAAGAATAATCTTAGCCCTTACTCGTCATAACTACCCAACCACGCCGTCAATAGACCTTAGGACATTGTGCCTAACCTTATCCGAGATTATTCCTAATCTACTTAGGTAGCGATAAGATACGCCTGCACTATGGGGGTCAGTATCACGGTAGTAATCGTTGGTGGGGTTGTAGGGTGCGGTAACGCACAATAGCCTATGTAAAATAGCCTCTTAAAATTGCCAACACTAGATGAAAGCGTGACGTTGTGCGAAGTAGATTAGGTACTAAATTGGATACGGAGAACACTCACGCCCATATAGATTGGGTAGGGGGAAGCACCAACGACCGTGGAGTGGGAAGCGGTGAGGGCGAAGCAATAGTAGCCCAACAATAATGGAGTGCCGATACCTTCCGTGTGCCGATAGTTGTAATACCCTAGCGGTAAGAAGTTACCTACCCGTAGGTACGCGTAATTGTATTGTGCGCTAGGGTATTACGATTGAACAACAACCGACTAATAGAAAGAGAAATAATATGGGACTAGATATGTACCTATACGCAAGCAAGTATGTAAGTAGTAGCGAAGTGTTTGAGAAAGATAGCCCTACGCGGTTTGCAGAGATTATCAAAGCCGTGGGTGCAGACGACTTCCCCAAGCCTGAGTTTGGTAGTGCTACCGTTGATATTCAAGTTGGGTATTGGCGCAAGGCTAATGCTATCCACGATTGGTTCGTTCAGAACTGCCAAGGTGGAGAGGATAAGTGCCAGAAGGCTTATGTCTCACGCGATAGCCTTATTCAATTAAGAGAAGCGTGTAGAGCAGTATTATCGGAGAAAGGTAATCAAGAGAACGCTGAGAAGCACTTACCTACCGCTTCGGGTTTCTTTTTTGGTGGTACTGAGTATGACGATTACTACTGGGATTATGTAGAGAGTACGATTGTAACTATTAACACGCTATTGTTAGCCGTCCCTGAGGATTGGGACTTCACTTATCAGAGTAGTTGGTGAGAGAGATGAGTAACAATAAGTCAATGTGTCCGTGGTGCGGAGACCTGTACGAAGTTACCGCGTGGGGCAGACCGCATGATTGCGACGAACCTACGGTGAGAGAAATGGACGGCGTATCGTGAGTGAGCCGTTCTATTTAAGTGGCGACCCCTTTTCTAACTCAGACTATTCTGATGGAATACAAGAGGTCGAGTGCGCCGAGTGCGGGCAGTTAGCCGAAGTGCCAACCAAAGAGGAGTATTCTCATGGAGAGACTTCGTGGTGGGCTGAGTGGATATGCGTATACCCTATGAAGATGTGGAGTGCAGAGGAAGATTATCTTTGCGACGCGGTAGGAGAGTTAGAAATGGTGGAGTGCGTAGATATACTAATCGTGCCTGAGGGTACGACTAGTACGGAAATTAACTTTGCCGATTAGTTTGTGTTGGCGCGACAACGCGCCTGTTTGATGTAGTATAAACCCGTGGCTAACAAGCCCATTAACAAGGAGTAAATAAATGACTAAAAAGGTACATGTGACTTTCTATGCTGAAACGATTAAAAACCAAGCAAAAGGTGGCGCGTGGCTCACGACTATCCGTATTACTGATGAAGGCATGGATACGCCTCACGAAGTAATCACCGCAGCATGGTCTAATGCTTCCGCAGCGAAGCGATTTATTAAGGAAAAGGTGCAGGAACTAACACCGCGCAAGTCTGTAAAGATGATTGCCAGTACGAACGTAGATGCTAAAGGAAAGCCTGTCGCGTTCGTAGGTCAAATTGGCTATAAGCGAGAAGCATAATGAGTGGCGTTTATCCACAACCCGATTGGACACCAAGTCAAGACCCAACGGTTATCCCTTACGAGGACGACGATGAAGAAGATGAGGATTAAGAGAGAGAGCTTTAACTACGCATGATTAGGCGTTAAGGCGAGTCTTAACCTTTCTAACGCTAAGGGCGGTCATGACCTCGTTGTTTTGTATTCTTGCGGGAAACAATGAGAGAGCCGTACCTGCGCCTGAACATGAGAAAGCCCCCTGTTGGTATTCAGGGGGCTTTCGCTTTAGAGAATATACATAAGTAAAAGAGCACTTATGGGTAGCGTAATAAAAAACGCCATAAGGTAAAAAAACCCTTTGTTCAATGGGGCAGGTTCATTATCTAAATGCCTAGAGAGACCATCGTTAATAAAATATGGCCCGCCATGCTTTGAGAAATGATTTCTGCCCATATAGAGAGTATATGGGGTTTTCTTCTTTACCTCATGCCTTAGGGACTTCGCAAAAGTCAGTAGAGCAATACTTCTCACCAATAGCGTCAGAAGCCATGCCTGCGTACACGTCAGTAAAGTCAATAGGCAGGAGAGAGTGCGTGTACTTCTCGTAGTCCTCTTGCGTCATTTGAGTGTAAGGCATTTGAGGATAGACGTGGTTACCCATAGGTAAGAAAGAGACAGTTTTGAGTTGCCCGTCAAACATATGAAGCACAGTCCCAACCGCGTCCTTCTCCTTGACCGCATCAAAAGAGACAGTTACAGAGACAGAGTTATCAGACCAATGGCGTTGAGCCATAGCCGCGAGAGAGGTCTTTTCAAATATAGAAACGTCCTTCTCTGAACGGAGAGCCATGGATTTAATTGGAAAGAAGACTACTGAAGTTGTATTAGGAGATTCTGAAGCTGGTTCTACGATGTAGCCGCTAGCTTTGAAGAGAGGCAACATAGGGTCTTCGTTACCAAATCTAATAGCACGAAGGAAGTATTGACCGCCAGGAGTCCAATGTACTCCAGGAGACTCTCCAGCCAAGATAGAAACAGTTCCACTAGGCTTAACAGTTGTAGTCTTAATAGACTCGCGGATACCTAGCCACTCAGAGTAAGACTTGTCGTACTGCTGAACAGTTGAGTACCCAGCATCCATCCACTCACGAAGAGTCGGAAGCCCTACGCGGTCAGCAAAATTAGCCACACCAGAGATAGAAGTTCCAATACGACGGTTGCGTTGCATAATTGCGTTAGTCTCTTCCCAATGTGTAGGCAAGAGGGTAACAGTCTTAGCGTAGAGGTAGGCAAACTTAAGAGTTCTCTTGAAATCTTCCAAGTTGTCGTGGCGATTCAAATAAGTCTCAACCAGAGTACAGCACTCAAATGATTCAAGAGACTGCTCAGCGCAAGGGTTGTACCCCGCGGCTCGCCAGTCCTTGTTATTAGCAGGGTCAACCAAGCGCCCGTACTTGCGAGTAACATCCATCCAGATGACGCCAGGCTCACCGTTGAGCGCAATACCCTCAACAATGTGTTCTAAATTAGAACCCACGCTAACCTCAACAGAGTTGTTAGACATCCAAGCCCAGCCAGGAGCTGCAGGGTCGTAGGAGTTACGTTCAGGGTAAATAGCAGGGTTCTTCAGATTTAAGAAGTCTTGGTCATCTAATCTACCCATGAGTAGCTCAGCTGAGCGGCGAACGTTGCCAGAGACTACGCAAACTCCAATTAGATTGCCAAGGTCAGCAATGTCTTTTCTAGTTAACTTCTCCCCAGCACGGTTCTTAAATATAGAACGGACGTAGTTGTGAAGTTTAATTAGTGGCTCTGGGCCCGCGGCTGTTCCGCCAAAGGTTTTGATTGGGACACCCGCTGGGCGGATTTCTTTGTAATCAAATACTGGAGCCTTGCAATCTGGTTTGAGGTAGGCATTGATGAGGGTCGAAGTTGATTCAACCCAACCTTCTCTGGTATCTGGAATGATGATTGGGTCGGTATCTGGTTGTGGTTCATAAATAGTAAAGTCCTTATCCGCGCCCTTGTCGTCAAAACCAACACCCACTCCGAGCATTGAAGCTTCCATTAGAAAAGCAAATGGCTTGGCTGGGTTAATCTTGGTCATAGATTCAGTTGAAACAAAGGAACAGTTCTGAAGTGCCGCTGAGTTCTTCTGCTCATTGACTAGGGGCGTTCCCATTACCCACAGACCTCTCCCTGGGGGAGTCCACTTCAGATTAAACAGGCGGTCAAAGGCTTCCTTAGCCGAGGACTGAGCTTTGGCATCATTCCAAGGTAGGCGGTTAGTCTTAGCGTGGTCTTTCTGAATAGAATACATACCGTTGATTACGCGCTCGCAGACATCAACCCAAGTCTCCTTGGTACCGTCAGCCTTCAAACGAGAATAGGTACGAAGGAAGGTAATTTCTCCAACAGAGTTGCCACCTGCATCCACGTAACCCCAAGGGACTTTCTTCTCCTTGTAACCTGATACAAACTCTTCAGCTAAATGAAATGACAATGACATACGTTCTCCGCTCTATGCTTGGTTTTATAGTTTACTTAATGCGTTACGGGTAGTTCAGCGAGTACGTTGTTCCATACCCTGCTAGCACTCTCTTATATGATAAGAGTGGCTAGCCTTCTTCTATGATTTCACGTATAACTTGGGTAGTTTGCTCCTCGTTTAGACCGTCGTTTGGTAACTCTTTGAGTACGTTTGCTCGGTCTCCGAAGATGGAACTTAGCACACCTGCGGAGCCTTGTCGCTCTACAGTCATGCGAATAAACTCACGTGAGTCGTCCAATTCTTTGGTCGTTTTAATCAGTTTGAACAGGCGGTCAATCTCTTGAGAAACGTTCGGGTCAGCGTATCCACCGCTCATTTCTTCAGCAAAACGCATGAAAGCAACGCGTTGTCCCTGCATTTCAATGATGGCATTGATAAGGGATTTGAGTTGGTCTTTGGTCTTTACCTCAATAGGTAACTTGAAAGCGCACACACTTTGAGGCTTAAAAGCAGGGCAGTTAGAGGCTACAAAACAGGTATCACAAGCCCTAAGTGAAGACGCCTGTGACTGTACTGTTTGTACATCTTTGATGGTTCCATCGTCCTCAACAACGGTATTTATCTCGTACCCAAAGACTGGCAAGTTGCCAATTTCAGCAGGGTCACGTGGCATAAGTTTCCGCACCTGAGACCCCTTGTTATCAATATCAGTTGGGGTAGTTTCCGCGTTAGATACTACTTCCATTTCACCGCTGTTATCATATAAGAAGCCTTCGTCATTCACGCCGTTCACCTTTCGTTCAAATTGGCCATACGACCACACCGCTAGTCGGCAGACTTCCTTAGGGTCATCTTCCAAAATCTTATCTACATCTAAACCCGCTTTCAAGTACACATTACGGTACCGTGAGCGCGCTTGGTCCTTCATACGCTTTGGGTAGCGCTTGACCTGCATACCATCCCATACGATGGTTTCACCATGCATCATTGGGCTAAGCCAAGACATGGTGCTTGCCGTCTCAATGCTGACCTGACGCAGATTGTCTGGTTTAGCACACCCTATCGCATGGAAACGGGTACCGCTAGTCCTTGCGTGAGTTCTGGTCACTACGGCGAGCTGGGTCTGCTCTTCAATCGCGTACCCAGGGATTGCAATATCTAAGTAGTCATCTACCATTAGATTCAATCCTTTTAATCCAGATTCGGGGTCCCAGACGGGCTGGAACTTACCTGGCGGCACCTCCGCCCAAGCTGTCTTCCTCTGCAGCTCAACAAAAGCTGGGTCTACCTCGCTAATCTCATTGAAAGTAGTGAGGCGGTCTATGTTGTTAGCAATAAAGTCTTCGTACTCTGCGGCAAAAGCTGCAAGGTCGTCTGAGCTGAGCTTTGTACCTTTTGGAATCCCTGGGTACACATAGATAGCGTAATCCTCATTAAAGTAGTTTTCTAATAGGTAATCCTTGTTCTTAGGCAATCCCCGCTCCCGCAGCCGCCAGAAGCTGACGCCTACCTGGGTGGCTGAAGTTGTCTCTAACAGTGTGCGGTTACTTGGGACCTCAGCCCCTAAATAAATTAGTTTCATTGAAGGCGTGGGTCTTCCTTAATTGAATCCTGCTGAGTGGCTATCTCGGCCTCAATATCTGCCCAGCTCTTACGGCCTTCGCGGCTGTCTGGCCTGAACTCTTCTTTAATATAAGAAGGCTGAAGGAAGGCGTTTACAGTAATGCCTATCTCTAACAGCTGTTTAATTAGAACAGGGTTAGATGTAAATACCATCTCTACTGGGCCATTGCTACGGCAGTATTCAACTTGACGTAGCTCAGGATTATCTGTCATAAATGGGATATCTCGCCCAATTAGGTCGTCTATCTTATTAATTTTATGCTGCTTTAGCCACACGTCATCAACCGCTTTATTTGCAGACAGAAGTATGACTCGGTTGTTCTCAGCAAGTAATCTATATAAACCTAAGCCTTGATAAATAGGCGTGTTTGTATGCGAGCGTAAAACACCGTCTATAAACATTAAAAATGTCACGAATTAGTTCTCCAACTGCTTAGTAATTACTTAGGATTTATTAAAGCTCTTCTTATTAAGGTGTCTGTACTTGGTAGTTCCATGCCATAGGTTGATTGCTCAAAGTCTTTTTTACTTCGCGTTGATATGTCTTTTAATTTCTTTAGTGCTTGAACTGTACCAGCAGATTTACCAGATTGCCAGCGATAGTTAGCGATATCAGCATACCCTAAGCCTTCAGGGCTAAACGCTGACTTACGACCACTATGTATATCTTCAAATAAAGCAGCTCCTTGTTGCACGGCAAGATGCAACGCGGCTTCCGCATTGCGACGTGCGTTATCTGTTGTTGCTGAGCCTATACCTGTTAACGCTTTTGAATACCTAGATAGAATCTCTGTTGCCATAGACGTATCTTGTGCTACTTTTCTATCCCACATTTTATTAACTGGAGTTTTGCGAATCTCTGGTTGAACTGTCCAGTCGTCGTTGGTTAACGAGTAGGCGGCATACGGCTTAATAGAAATAATGTCTGGTTTAACATTTACATAAAAGGTCAACTCGTACGCTTCTAAAAAGTTTCCTGTTTTTGGATGCAGTGCCGTTCTAAAGTCTTCATTAAACATCGCAGCAATCTGCTTGTCACTTAACGCTTTGTATTCTGGATTAGATTGACGAAACTGTAAGTAGTTAACACCTATTAGGCAGTCTAAATCAGCTGGGCTTCTAGCGGCAGACCATTGGTACGACACAGCTGAGCCAGCAAGCCAAGCATGAATATAAGCTTCAGGGTTGTAGTAATGAACCCGTAGGTGCTCAATAAGGATTCGCAATATAGCCGAACGAACAGCGGGAACTAATTTATTGTCTCTAAATAGGCGAGGGTCTAGACCTGCTGAGGAAGGGGCAAAGTAGGAAGTCTCTGACGGCTCAACTTCTACGGGTGTTGCCTGTGCAACTAATGCTTTGTAGAAGTCCATCTACTTATTATAGTTCTTTTTCTCGTTCTTCCTTGTAGATAACGTCATATCGCTTCATCTTTTCTTCAATGTCGCGCTGCATAGGTTTAGTCATAAACCCACACTCATTGTGGGCATTAACAAATGATTGAGCCCACACTAACAACAAAGTGTCATTGTCAGACGCATCTGCTTGAAACGATGCTTCGCAGTTACAACTCATTTCTATGAACATATCTACCGCTCTCTTAGCTGTGTATGTACAGTATACAACTGAGTTACGGGCTATTTATTCGTAAAGGCCACGCTCTTTATAGGCCTTTTGCTGGTTGTACATCTTGACAGGGCAAAAATCGCACAAATGGACCTTAATTGTGGACTTGGCCAAGCCCTCAGCAGCACGTTCCTTGTCTGTACCAGGCTTTAGGAGCTTCCGCTCCGTCTTATAGTCTGGGCACTGGCCCTTCGGGCTCTGATGAACCTTCCAGCAGGACATAGCATCTGCGCTAAATGTATCTTTAAGGTCGTAAAATCCTGTGCCAAATACGTCAAGACCTGCGGTCAGTGGACTTTTAGATGTGAACTGCTCTTTAATCTGAGCAACGATAGACTCTTTAATCTTTGGGGTCATCCAATAAACCCAGTTAATATCTACAAGCGCGCCGTAGCAACCCTTGCGCTCATGCGGGGCGTTAGCCTCTGCCAAATAAGGGTTATCGGTTTGGTCAAACTTACCATCCCCAAGGTACTTGCCTGATTTAACATAGGGCAGTTCTTGAATGCTTTTACAGGTTTTGCAAACAAGCAGAAGGATGTATTCGTTTTCAAGTTCAGTAGTTGCCATGGGGCAATCCTAGCACATACTGAGGTAATTAACGGCGGCGTTTCCTTTTTGGTAGGGGTTTTCCATCGTCTTTTATTTCTGCGTCACTAACGTCGTCCTTTTCCCACTTGCTCATACGAGTAATAGGGTTTGAATCAATCTTAATAATTGGGATTTTTCCTTCAAGGCGTTTCTTATTATTGTCTTTTTCAGTAATTCTTTCGTCTAGCTCGGCTGCCCATTCGCGTCCTTGGTCAGTAAACCCATAGCTGTCCAACAACTTATGGCTGTTGCTTGACGCTTTAAATATGTTACTTCTGCCGTTTTCTTCGCTCATTTTATTTTCCAAACTTACCTGTGTCAGGCATTACGTTTGGCATTGGTACAGGCTTTGCTCCACCAAAGTTGTTTTTAGGCGTTAGGTTAGGCATTGGTACAGGCTTTGCTCCAGGATATTTGTTTTCAGGTGTTACGTTGGGCATTGGGACAGGCATTGGAAGGGGTCTGCCAGGTCTATTGCTTGGACCTTGCTTTGGCTTTGGTGCCCCTGAGCCGTAGTTTGGTAGGGTTCTACCCATTGACGGGCCAGAGCCTGTCACACGATTAGGGTTATTAGCTTTATCTGTTGGGGCAGAAGCTGCTTTACTTCTAGGACCTTGGTAATCTGCTGAACCTTTTGGCGCAGCATATTTACCTTGAGCTCCTAAATACGCACCTCTAGCAGCGCCAGCTAAACCAGTAAACAAGCTAACAGGTGGCATATCAACAGTAGTCTGTCCTCCAGGAGTTTTTCCAACTACATAATCATTAGCGCCTTTAACGGCCCCTTTAATAGCTCCGCCAATACCTTCGCCAATTGTGCGTATAGTATTATTAACAAACCCACCCTTTTCTCTTGGCATTAGTTAGCTCCTGGGTTTACCTTAGCTGATTCCTCTGAGTTAATAAACCCATAGTTCATGTAAGGATGTAGGCCTGCACGGTTTTTAACAACTAGCTGGTCGCCCATGCCTGGTGCAACCTCTGTGTTAGGACGACGCTTACGGTACTTTCCGTCTGTTGTGCCTTCAATAAGTGATGCGCTCTCTGAGCGTAGTTTGTTTACTGTCATGCCATTCGGCCTTTCACTAAGTTAATCTTCTTGCGTCGACTGCAGGAAGGGCAAAGCTCCATATGTAATGATTGTACGGGGTTCAGCATCATTCCACACGTCTTACAAGAGGTAGAACCATTGTAAATAGTAGGCATTTCGCGCTGTGTTTCAAGGCTAACGTCCATGGCCCCAGCCATGCCCTCACCTGTTGCGTCTGTAAATAAACCTGGGTCGTTAATCATACGCTGCCCCCTAATGTGTTACGGCTGCTAGATTGAGTGCTGTTTGGCGTATTGCTAAAGTCAGACTCTACACGCTGAGCCGTTGGGGCTGTACGTGGTAAATCAATAATATCCTCAATACCAATCTCAGATTCACTAAACCCGTAACGAGGAGGAAACAGTTTAATCTGAGGTAGGGGTGGGCGCACCAATTGTTGTAGCTCAGCACCGCTCATAGTGAGCGCGGCTAACGATTGGCTCAACAAGCGCTCTTGATTAGAAGCAAATGGTCCAATATAAGCCTGTGGTGGGAAAGCTGCCTCTTCTGGGGTAATAACGCCAGCACGGTCTTTGTCCCATGGCTTACGGCCGTAAACGCCCCCTGAGTATAAGTTTGCTCCGTTTGTCATGTTACTTCCAAGCTGGACGCATACGCGCCATCTGGTCTACGCGCTGCTTGTCCAATGCCATTGGCGATGTGCTTCGCATATTTGCTTTACCATCGTTAGGTAGATGCGGAGCTGGTGCAACCATTGCATCTTCAACGTTACGCTTAGACATATAAACATTTCCAACTTTTGCTGCTTGCATTTGACGTGCAATGCCACGCATATTACTTAAACCTTCTGGGTAATAATAATCAGAGGAATCAATGCGCTCTCCGCGGTGAACACCACGTTGATATGAGCGCTGACCTATACGCACCTTCAGACTATTCATTACTGTGTCTGATGTGCTGGAAGGACGACCGCGGTCATCACGACGTGAACGAATTGTTCCTAAGTAACCATCTGGATATTCTGCTTGTGGAGCGCGACCAACGCCAAGGCGTAAAAAGTCAAGCTCTGAACGGGCTACTGGGGTTCCACCTCCACCGTAATTGGTGTAGGTCCCATACATACCCGCAGCGCCTAGGTTCTGCGTATTTTGATGTGGCTGTGCCATACCACTATGGTACGCGCTGTTCCCCTGCTAGAACTGCTAAATCCCTACGAGGGTCGTGACCATCACCAACTACCAATGAAACAATACCTGTTGGTGACTCTAACCCGCTCTTGTCACGGAACCACGCACTACCGCCATCCATCGCTGGAACTTGAATCCATAAACGAGGACCAATTTGGTCTGCACGGAAATGGTGGAAATGGCCTGTCATTAAAACGTCTGCTGAGCCTACTGGTGTACGACCTGTTGCTTGACCTGAAATCCACTTACCCATGTCACGCGCTTGATGCCCGTGCGCCAAACCTAATACAGTTCCACCTAAGTTAATTGCAAGTGTAGCGTGGTCAGATGGTGGGTAGCAAAATTTAACATGTGAAAATGCTGGGTTCATTTCGCAAGCGTCTTGAACCGCGGCTACAACCTCTATCTGCCACGAATCAATAGGGTCTGTCATCATAATACGATGTGGCTCGTCGTGATTACCTGGAACCACAGGAATAATCAGCTCTTCGCATAATGGAGCAAACGCCTTAACCCATGCCATAAGTAGACGACGCCCAATACGTACCTGCTGTGTTACTCCAAGGTCACTACGACCAATTACTTTTCCGTTTTGCGAGGTGCTACCTTCAATGCAATCACCGAGCTGAGGGAGGACAACTGTGCCAATTCTTCTTCCAGACGCAAGGAGCTCTTCATGCCTTGCGACAGCTTCGTCAAGTCCTCTAAGGACTCGTTTAACTGTTTCTTCAGTTCCTCCGCCTGCGTCTTTGCCATATTGAGTGTCTCCGATAGCATAGATAGCGTATAAAGGGCCTGAGATAGGTTGTGCTTTTCTTGGCTCATATTCTGAAATCTCCTTAACTAAGTTATCGTAATCAATATCAGACGGGCCTTGCTGGTTTGCTGGTTTTACATTTACCCGTGCTGCTTCTAGCCATTCACCGTCATACCGTTGCCAGCGGCTCTTTCGCACACTTACAACTACCCAATCTTTTGGGTCTAAATCAAAATCTTTAAATAACTCTACTGCGTCAGGCAATTCGTTAGCGTTGCGTGGCGTAGAAATAAAATAGCCGCCGTCTGCGCCTATGTCTAGCTTTGCTCTCCAGTCTTGCGGCACATTGCTTTGCTTTACGTCGTTTTGCATACTATTTAAATCAGCGTTTATCAATGCTTTATTAAGTATGTTGTTTACCTCTTCGGACATGCGCAATATCCTTTCATATGTGAACGGAATGCAGTTAACTTAAATGGAAGGCTAACTACGCTTAAATCTCTATATAAATCAGCAACAATAACGGATTTTGTTTGAAGGGTGGCTAGTGCTTGTTGTTCTTCTTCAGGTAACCCTGCAGCCCAACTAGCGACTATGCAACCTTTAACAAGTGGAGGTTTTGATAAATGCTTTTGCAGGATATCTACTAACACTGTGTCTCCTCGTCGCGACGTGATGCGTCAAGAGTATCACATAACAAAAAACCCCACCATCTCTGGTGGGGTTTAATTGTTTAATTATTTATCCTTGCATTCCTTCTTGGAATGATGGACGTTGACGATTCATTGCTGGGCGAACTAGACGACCATTGCTTTGTGTCATTCCTGCTTCAGGAGCAACCTGTGCTGCGCCAATGCCTACTCTAATTCCATAAGCAGCTCCGTTACGAGCGCCTTTACCAAGTACGTTTGGACGTGATGGCTTTGGCTGTGCGTATGGGTCGGTTCCGCCTTTAGCGTTACCTGTCTTCTTTACAAGTGTTCCTCGTTCAGGCGCAGACGTGCGAGCTCTTGCGCTTGAAGAAGCCACTGGACCTGTTGAAGCAGGAGCAAGTGGCTTGTCGTTCTTAATTGAATCTTTCATTTAAGTTCCTTTGGCCTAAGGGTTTAATACAGAATAACAGGATTAGCGGACTTCTACAGACCATACGATGGCAGAAATTTGCCCGTCGTGGCTGTCAATAGTTGAAAATCCTGGAACGCATACAAGGTCTAAACCTCGTGGTGCGGTGTAACCACGTGCGATTGCAATAGCCTTAGTGGCCTGATTAACGGCTCCAGCGCCTACGGCGCGAAGTTTGCAGGACCTTGACTCATAAATACTGTGAGCAATAGCTGATGCTACAGCCTGGGGATTGCTACCTGCAGATACTCGCAGGATGTTTTCTTCTTGATGCTCGGACATATATACCTCGTTTGACGAATAGTGTTAGTTCCCGTGCAAACAATTATGAAGGTTTTACTTAAATAGGTCTGTCTAAAGGGGTAGGCGCTTTTGCATAGGTGCCGCAGATAGCGCACTCCATATCCAGCATGTATTGGGACAGCTCATAGTCCTCAAATGAGGCTTTTACAGTCCATAAGTTAGACTCACAATGTGGGCAGTCATGGCACACCTCATCGGCGTACTCCATGGTGCCTGAGTAATCAGGCTTCAGTTGCCTTATTGATGTCATTCTTTAACTTCTCTATTAGGGCCCTGTTTCGCTCAATCTCTACCTCAAGCATAGCGGCCTGCTCTTCAGTTAGCTTATCTTTGTTTGCCTCATAAATCTTGAGGCCTGTCTCAAAGTTTTGTTCAAATATGGCTAATTGAATCCCTCGGCGCTCACTGACAAATGCGTCTGCTTCAGCTTGGTTAGCCGCAATCTTTTCTTGACGTTTGCTCAAAACTCTACTCCAACCCAGAAGCATAGAAAATCAATATTAATTGAATACTTATCAATAGAAAACCCTAATGCTAGGCGCTTTCCGTAACCATATGAAAGCCAATACTTTTTAAGTATCTTTCGTTCGTTGTGCATTATTCCTCCACATTTTCTTTTGCCCAATCGGCGTATTCAACGTACAACTCTTCTAACTCAATGCTGTAAAACCCTTGTTCATAAAGATGCTCAATAAAATCATCATCTGCAACAAGAACAGGGAGCTTAGTTAAACCAGGAATAAGTGCGTCTTTTAGTGAACGTCTAACAAATTTCATCCTTGTCCTCCCCAGCCTCCGCCTTTAAACTGTACTGCTGGCGGTGTATAAGATTTAATCATAAATTCCCCACATTCAGAGCAAGTAGGCCTCTGTACAGAATCAAATGCAAAATGCATCTCTACTGTGCGGTCGCACTTCATACATACAAAATCATACGTGGGCATGATGCTGCCTTTCTGCGTGGTGGTAGTACCGTACCTCATGGTACTTACACGTCTTGTACATCTGGCTATACGAATGAGGCTCAAACTTAACACCAGGAATTTTCTCATTGCATTCGCATACTTTGCGGTACTCAGTCTCTAAAAAGCTAACGTCAGCCTTGGCTTTTCTCAGCTTACTTAATAACTCACGAGCTTTGTCACTCATTTATCTCTCCCTGAATTTTGGGTCTTGTAGCTTATCGTACACGTCTTTTTCATAGGACAACGCATGCTGACCTGAAACGACACGCGCAAGGGAATACGAATCTGCTGCGTTATCGTCTGTAAACTCTGCGCCCCACTTCTTGTACACCTGCAAAAGCATTTGGCTCTTTGGTACCCCTGTCCCCTTGCCTGTTACATACTTCTTTAACGTAGTGGGCGGAACTATAAGCGGATAGATACCCATATCAAATAGGCTTAGTTTTACCATACCGCCCAGTTCTCCAAGCATATTAGCCATCTGTGAACCAAAGGCGTAACCTTCTATAGCCACATCTAAGATTTGATAACGACCTAGGTTAGTAACCATATACTCTTTGATGTCAGCTAAACGCTTTATGCCTCTGTATTGGGAGGTGTAAACAGATGTTGAGTACAACTCTCCGTTAAGGGCTGTTATAGAAAAACCGCTATATGACTGGTCAATGCCTATGTAGACAGGGACATCTCTAGGCAAACCGCCGTCAAAGAACTTCATTAGAATCGGTTTCTTAGCGCTGAGGTACGGCGTGTCAACTCTCGGCTAGTAAGGCTGTAGTAACGCTCAAGGTTATCCATAGTAGTCTCTAGCATCTTACGGTAGGCGTAGGCATACATCTTTACCTTAGCTAGCTCTTCAATCTCTGGGTCTGTAATAACCGCAGCCTTTAGCATCGTTGCCTTCTCTGTCGTCTTACCATTAGTTTTAGATAGGAACGCCTTTGCCTCAGCAGTGCTGTAGGCATTCTCTGCTTCCATCTCAGCCAATGCGGCACAGGCAACCTGTGTGCGAATAAAGCTATAGTTCTCCATATACTTAGTAGCTAAAACCATTAACTCTTGGTCGTCTACGACTGTAATATCTTTTGGAAACATTGGGGCATCAATGTCTAGGCTACGACGAACTGGCATCCCCTGAGCTTCAAGGATTTTCATAACTTCATCACTTACGCCAGTAGCAACAATATTAATCATTTGTATACCCCTTACAGTTAGAACATTCGGTTGACGATAGGTTACATGCTGGTGGGATTCTATCCCTAACTGCGTTACAAATCATCTCAGCGGCGTCAAACAGCTCAGTAATGCCAAAATCGCTCTTGTGTACTACAAACTCTTTAGCCTCTTGGTTGCTCTTGCACTCATAGATAAGTACAGCTTCCTGAGGCACGTTCTCGTACCCAAGTAATTCTGCTAACTTCATATAGATTTGCACCTGTGTTATATGCTTTTGAAATGGAGCCTTCAAAGCTTTCCACGCCTTATCCATATCGTTATCGTGTTCAATCAATAACTCTGGGGCTTCCCATCTAAGGGTTCCAACACCTACTGATTTAATCTCTAACATTAGTGGGTCGCCTAAACCTACTAGCCACCCATCTGAGTGACCTGAGATGCGCAACGGCTCATAAAACAAAGGCACTTCACGGTATTCTAAAGGGCCATCATGGCAGTCAGACCCGCCCCAGAACATCTCCTCGCACTCAGTGCAATACCACTTGCCATACAGAACGTTCATCTGCTGGAACCAACGCTGCCACTTTGCGTGAATAGCATGGCCCTCTTCAAAAACAGACAACAACCGCATACTCATCTTACGATTAGCCTGTGGTGCTTGTCCTAATAGTTGAAAGTACGACGCACGGTAACACCAGTTGCCGCTAGCCATCTCTGATGGGTGTAGAACATCTGTTCGCCTAGACATATCTCTAGGCTTAGATAGTAGAAACCTCTCTACTGAACCAAGCACTCTTGTATCTTTTTTAGCCACGTCTATAAACCTCTTTAATGTTCCGCTTGGTTTGTATTTCATGTTCACAACCTATCACGTATTTTTAGTTTCTACCCAATCTTGAAACGATAAGCCAGCTTTGTTTGCTTTACGCTTTAATGAATTTCGTTCACGATGTGACATGCCTCCCCATATGCCGTGCTGCTCGTCCATTTTGTCTGAGTAAAGCAAACACTCTTTACGTACTGGGCACTCAGGGAAACCATCTTTACCGTAGCAAACGGCTTTAGATACCTGCGCTACTGATTGGTATTTGTCTTTGTCTCTTGGGGGATACCAAAGTTCGGTGTCCATCCCTCTGCACTTGGCGCGGTGTCGCCATCCTTCGTTGTGACCGATATCTGATTCGTACAAGTATGCTCCTGAAGAGTAGAGCGTAGTTCTAGAAAATCATCTTCGGTTAACATAACGTAGTTCTCGTTATTTAAACTGAAGCCGAGGACAGGCATCCGACTGTCAAGAATTGCTTCTTCAACAATCTTTTCCAGAACCGCCGCTTTGACGGTAAAGGAAGCTTTGCCAGTCCACTTATGCTCTATGAGCATGTCTTGTGAACGGACATCGCCTTTCCGACTCCAGAAAGCCCCGCTTCCAGCGCTACGCTGTCCGCCAACTTTCTTTGCAAGTCGGTCCTCGTGCTTCTTAGATTCTCGTTGGCCCTTACTCTTCATAAGCGAACTTAGACCCCGCTTTAATGGAGTCAAGAACGTCCCGTTCAAGGGCCTCTTTCAAATCAATCTCTTCCCGAATGGAGGCAAGCATAGCATCTGCGCCCTGCCATTGCCGTTCGCCGTACCGATAATAGGCACCAGCGCGAGTAATAACCTTGTTAAGTTTACCAATTGCAATTAGCTCTTTACCAAAGTCAAGCTCTCCAGCAGGCACCTCTCCGCCCTCTGCAAAGTAAAAATCAAATGAGGCTACACGAGACGGTGGGGCTGACTTATTCTTAAGGATTCGTGCCTTAATAGACTGACCAACACGACGCTTTTCCTCACCTGTGCCAGCCTCAATCCAATCATCTCTGCGGACGTCTACACGAGTGAAGTAACTGTAGTTCTTGCCCTTACCCCCAGGGGTTGTGCGGGGGTCGCCGTACATAACGCCAACCTTATCGCGCCATTGGTTAATCATAATCCCAATAAATGGACGTTCAAACTCTGTCAAGCTTCGTTTAGATGCAAGGCCTACTTTTCTGAAGAACTTGTTGGTGAGGAGTGCTCCTCGTCCAACGGTGTGTTCATCCATTTCTTTCTCATCTTCTGCTCCAGGAACGAGGGCAGGAAGACTATCAACAACAATACAATCCACAGATTTACTTTCAGTGATTTTAATAACCGCTTCATAGGCTTCCTCCATCAAATTAGTAGATATTACATACACACGTGACGTATCAACGCCACACATCTCTGCATATTTTGGTACCCACTGCTCTGCAGCAACCCATACGGTTGTGAACTCTGGGTCCAACTTTTGATTAGCAGCGATAGTCTTCAAAGCAATAGCGGTCTTACCTTGGCTCTCTTCCCCAATAACCTCATGCCATTGATTAATAGGCCAACCGCCGCCAAGGGCTACATCTAATGAGATAGAACCAGTAGTTACGTAGCCCATAACATCGTCTCTAATATCTGAGCCTAAAACAATAGTGTCTGCGCCCATCTTCTTGTTAATTGCACTAAATACTTTTGCTAGTTCGCCTGAGATTCCCATTAAATATGTCCAATGATTGTAGTTGGGTTCCATCCGCCTGTTGGAACTTGAGTTGCTGCTTGAGTGGGGCCTGACGCCTGCGGTCCACTTGTAATTCCTTTACCCATACCTGACCCGCTTTGGGTAATTGGGTATCCGCAATCGTAACAACGCTTACGTGCTTCGGGAGTTGCACCACCATAGTTGCCACTACCGCATCCAGGGCAACGGTCGCCTTTAGGAATTGCTGGAGTAGCAGAGGGGTACGACGGCTGCCCAACGTTTGGCATTGGGTTTTGTGTTTGCGGAACATAAGTAGGCTGTGGGCCTGCTTGCTGCTGTGGTTGAGGTGTGCCTAACTTTCTAGCAAACCAATCGGCATTACTCATAGTCCATATCCATTTCTATTCTTCCTGAGCTTAACGCCCCTGAGTCTAATATACCAATATTAATACCAATAGATAACGCGCCTATGAGTGACGACATGCTCACAGCTTTATATATAATTTTAGAAGATGCTGTCTCCTCAGGAGTAAGGTCTGCCCCTTTACCGTTTGACCTATGCAGTGCCACCATAGTGTCAGCGCTAATGTCTGACAAAGCGTCTATGTAAGGCATTAACTCCATAATACGGCTAACTCTAATGTCGCTATCTTCTTGCTCTTTAGCATCGCCTTCTGCGCTTACTTTGTTTAAACCTACAAACTCAGCTAATTTATTAGCATCGTCTAGCCCAGTGTCATACAAGTACCACCGAAGAATAGTAGACATAGGTACCTCAGTAGATACAACCTCGTACTTGGGCCGTCGTCTAAACCAAGCCATTGGCATTTTCCTTTGCTTCTAGATTTAAACGGTACTCATAATAGTTATCAACACGGCGCCTATCTACAATATGACTTCCATGAGTTTTTCTGCGAAAAGCCCTAATATGAGCAGATACAGAAGCTTCTGGCGTAGAAGTGGCCTCTGACAGCTCACGAAGCGTATGCCAGTTCTGGTCAACCATAATGTTGTAGATTCTGGCCTGTTGAGAATTTAAACGCGCAGAGTCTTTGGCTGGGTCAAACCCTGCCCCATAAAACTCTGGCTCTTCGTAAAACTCTGATGTCATTGTATTCCTCTCTTTTCTATGTAAACTTAAGTTCTAAGTCTTTGTCTTTAGTAAACCACATAGGCAACGTATACCTGTTCTCCCCAATACCCATGACCTCGTGCACCATGTTATCTCCGCCTGACGGAAATATAATTAAATCGCAAGCCTTTGGTTTAAAGGATAAGTTAAGTTTTGGAAAGTTTAATACTCCCCCGTCCTCAACTGTGTTTAAATACAGAATAGCACTATAGACAAACTGCTGGTTATACCCTTCCTCTGTATCAACATGAGCCTGCACATTATCCCCAGGCAGATGCTTAGCAAACCAAAGGGAATTTAAAAATATAGGCTCAGTATCCATAAAGTGCTCGGACATACTGGTTTTTACAGCCTCTACTATGTTAATTGACACCTCTTTAATAGCACCTAAACCGTCAATAACAGGCTCACCCTTGCCATGCTTGTATATGTCATCTATACCAAAGAACTTTTTAAACCATAACCCTTTGTTATCTGATGAAAAAGAAGGTGAGTTCTCATCTATATACTTAATTAAAGTGGCAGCGTCACTCAAAGAAATAAAATTACTTATTACTTTTATCATTTTGCCTCTCCCCACTTACTAACTACGGTTATGTCGGCCACTAACGGTATTGGTAGCAATTTAATACCTTCCATAGCCTCGCGAATGGCATTTACAGTGTCATCTACAAGCGCGTCTGGGGTTAAAGTTACAATTTCGTCGTGCACTGTAAGTATCAGCTTAGCACCAGCGGGAATCATTTGATGAGCACGAACCATAGCTAACTTAATAATGTCTGCAGCCGTACCTTGAATACGTGTATTAAAAGCTTGACGCTCAGCACTAGCCCTAAATCCCATCTGCTTAGAGTTAATGTCAGGGAGGTAACGTCTGCGCTTCATGATAGTAGTAACAAAACCTTTGTTTCTAGAAAGGCCAATAACCTTAGCGCGGTACTTTGCCACAGAAGAAAACTTCTCTGAAAAGTCAGATAGTAGATGCTTGGCCTCAGTTACAGAGCACCCGATAGAACGTGCAATCTTGTCAGGGCCTACGCCGTAAGCCATAGCAAGCACAAGAACCTTGCCTGCTTTTCGGTCAACACCCATAGTGTCACCTACGGTTGTATAAATGTCTCCGCCGTCTAAGTAGTTCTTCATCATAATAGGGTCTTCCGACATAGCAGCAATAACACGAGGTTCAATCTGTGAGTAGTCAGCCACCACTAACTTGTACCCCTCTGGAGCACAAAATAAATTACGGATAGACTTACCGTGCGCTGTATGAGGGGCAGGTACGTTTTGAAGGTTCGGGTTACGACTAGAAAAACGACCAGTCTCTGCACCCCATTGAACAAAGTCTCCGTAAATACGGCCGTTAACAAGCATTGACTCTCGCATCTCAGTCTTTGACTTGCCGCCAACAGTTTTAGTAATCTCACCACCTAAATAAGGAATTACATAAGTACTCAACAACTTGTTTAAATCAGCGTACCCAAGAAGCGCGTTAACTAACTCGTCTTTCTCACGATAAGGCTCAAGCGCCTCCGCTGATACTGAGTAGTCTTTATAGTCAAGAGCGCTCTCTTCTTTTTGAGAGCCTTTACCAGTTAGAAGCTGTGGGCGTAGCCCTCGGCAGCCCTCTGAACGTGGGCCATAAAGGATGTACTGCTTCTCGTTATTAGAGTTAATATTAAAAGGCTGACCCGCGATGCGATAGATATTAGACTTAACTTCTTCAATCTCTATAATCAACTTGTCGTATAGAACCTGTAGCTCTGCCGTGTCAATAGGGGCTCCAGTAAGCTTCATATCGCAGAGGACACGTAGCACATCCATCTCTAACTGCATAACAGTATCTACATCTGCAGCAGTCAGCTTTGGAACAAGGGTCTTCCATAGTAAAAATGTGTACTTAGCATCTAAATAAGAATACTTGGCGACATCGCTAAACGAATAAAGTTCTACTTGGTGACCTATACCTTTTTCCATGCTATAGCCAAGCTCGCGCTGTAGGCAGTCATCAAGGCCAAGTCGTCCCTTGTTCTTGTTGTCATACAAGAAAGACGCCATCAAGGTGTCAAAGTAAGGGCCTGTAGGGACCTCGCCACCGTAATACTTAGCTACTGAACTAAGGTCAAACACTAAGTTGTGGCCAATAGTTAGCTGGTTGTCGTTAAACAATAACGGCTTTAAAGCCTTAAACACCTCTGCGGGAAACAGTTGAACAGGTGCTTCATCAAATACTTTAATTGCTTTCTTCTTATCGCGTGAGTAGTCCAACTCTCGTGCTGGTAGCCCAGCAGCAACGCGCTTTTCACCTTGCCCAGTAAGTGGGAAAGACTCAGATACAAATTCTCCATGAGGGTGGCCCATAGGAATAACATCACCACGACCATGCGTAGCAAAACTAATCCACAGAACTTCGTTTACAGCAGGAGTACCGCGGTCATCTCCAACAGTCTCCACGTCAAATGCAAACGCGTCCTGCTTGAGATAGTACGCAACCATCTCATCTAATTGCTTTTTTGTTGTAATAATATTCAAGTTATGTCCCTTATAGAGCCGAAAGGCTAGAGCCAGGGGATTTAGACCCTAGCCCTTCAGCGACCTAGTTGTTTAGAGAAGTGAAGCAGCGACTGCTTCTAGCTCTTCCCAAGTTGGCTCCTTGATAACGGAGCGGTCAAACGGCACCATCGCAGCAATTGCGTTTTCAATTGCCTCTTCATCTGTAATGCCCCAATCCTCAGCGAGGTCTCGTGGCTTAACAGGGTTAATGTGGTACACAGTTGATTGCATCTTACCTGTACGACTAATCGCCCAGTAGTTCTTTGTTAGAGGACCAGCTGGTGAAAAGTGTGCGGCATGCAGGGACTTATAGAGACGTGGACTTGCAATAAGCATTTGACGCTGTGGGCCTCCAGGCGCACTTAGGTTAGCGATTGTAAATGCCTTCTTGTCTTCAGGCTTGCTTCCAAGCTTTACGCACAATGGGTCATTAGCACCAAGAGACACGAATGAACGCTTACCTGATGTAATTTGTGATAAGAAGTGCTGCTTGTAGATAGCGAACGGGCCATCTTGGTCAAGGAACTTGATTACTTGGAACTCTCCATCGTTGAACTTAAATTCAACTGGATATCCGCCTGCTGGTGCAGATGCTTTATCTGCGGCTTCCCAACCAGATAAAATGTTGTTGCTTGTGCTCTGGGCTGGGCGTTCTGTAATTGCTGTGTTTGAGAACTCGTCGTTTTCAACAACGTATTCTGCTGTTCTGTCTACTGCCATTTGTTTATCATCCTTTTATTTTAGTTTAGTTTATTTTAGTTTCGTCTGCTCGGATTTGATTCCAAGCCTCGGCAATCTCATTGCTGAGCTGTCGGTGTAAGGACCATTCTACACGTTTTGTGTAAAGTAGTCCAGCCGAATCAAACAACGAAACTGTCTTTTCCACCATGGCCCTAGAATAAAGTCTACGGCCTTGGTGGTCTTCACCGTTTTTGTTCTTTTTAGCGGGAAGTCTATATGGGGAAGCTGGAAGATAGCCTTCCTTTATCCATGTGCGTATAGTGATAACTGGTCGTCCTAAAGCCCCTGCCAAAGCGCCAATTGAAAACAGTTCTACCTCTTTACCGTTGGGCAAAGTCTTCTTAGTAGGCTTTGCATCCCAAGCAGCATCTAGTGTTATCTCTGGTGGTTTAACTACTTTTTCTTTGCGCTTGCGCTTACTACCTGGGTAGTAAGCGTCAAGGTCTTCAAACAGTTTATCAATCTCGTCTGACATTACTTATCCAATAAAAACGCGTAACTAATTTTAGATGGGAACATAGCGTCAATGTCTTCTTCTGTTAAATAGTTTTCATAGAAAGCCGCCATGATAGCGCCCTCATCAATAGTGGGCACCATCTTAATACAAGTGTCTCTAATACCTTTTTTAGTAAGGATGTCTTCTGCAACTTCCATGTTAAGTGACTTAGAGACGCGGCGTTGACGGGTAAGTGTTACATCTCCAAGTGCGTCATCTTCAACTGTTAAAACACGATGACCTCTGTCATCTGCTTCAACAGTGTCCACTACCTCAATAAGGCGCTGCTTAATATCATTTTGACGTTTTGTAATTACATCAAGCTCATCTTTAAGCATGAGGTATTGACGAATAGTATTTTTAAGTTCTTTATCTTCCACAGTATCCCCTTTTGTAAGTGCACCCAACACTAATCGTTGGGTAGGGGGCTGTCAACTTACTTTGCGAGCCTCAGATGCCGTGTAACTACGGTAGCCAGTCTTCTTTTTGTTCATGCTTCCAGGCTTCTTAAACCCAGCGCCCTTAGGCATAGTCTCTTGACGCCACTTTAAAGCTGCAGCAACTTTATCTTTGTGCTTGCTCATTCTGGCTTTAAGTACTCTTCTAAAGACTTAATAATAACGCTAGTGACTGTAACACCCTCACTCTTAGCTTTGCGCTGTACAGCAAGCCAAAGGTCGTCAGGTACGCGGATAGTACGCGTAGGAGTCTTAGGTGCGTTAGGCATCCTATAATTATACGATAGTTGCCTCTAAGAACTGCTTTAAACTGCCCGTAGTCATGGCAATTCCGCCATCCTCGTCTATACCCTCCCCATCAATAATAGCGTTGGCTAGAGCGGTCTTCTGCTGCAGAGCCTCGTGCTGGCGCTCCTCAATAGACCCAGCAACCAAAAGGTCTTGAATGACTATAGATGGCCAGGTAGACGAAGCTCTTTTAATACGGCCGTTTCTTTGAATTGCACCGCCAGAGGACCAAGGCAAGTCATAGTTTATTAGGAGGTTAGCGGCAGGCAAATCCACACCATAACCGCCAGCGTCAGAGCTTATAAGAACACGGACATCGGGTGAGGTGTTAAAGGCAACCTTGTTATCTTCTTTGGTTTTAGCGTCAAGTTTTCCAGAGTATAGGCGGCACTGGTCTGGCCCAAGCGCTTCTGCAATTTTGTCAAGCATATCAACGTAAGTAGCAAAAATAACAACCTTGTTGGCCTCGTCTTGCTCAAGAAACTCTTTAACATACTGAACAAGGTAGTCAAGCTTAGGTGAACTAGTAACGCCGTCAAGAGCCCCTGCATCAACTAAACCAGCTGCATAGGATGAACCTTCTCCACCCATCAACTTGAACTTTTCAGCACTAGTTCGTAGCAAATCAGGGTGAGAGCAGAGCATCTTTAAACACCCAATCTTGGACATAATCTTTCCACGGATTTCATCCTCTGGCCCACCTCGCTGAGAGGCGTAGCCATAATGAGCTAGAACGTTAAATGAAGAGCCAAACAAAGCCACAGCCTCGTCTAAATCAAATAGTAAGTCCTCAGTAATCTTGGTGTATAGCTTTGAGCTTTTTCTATCTAACGTAAGCTTGACTGGCTCTTTATGAATAGAGTCTGGAAGGTACGGGGCTACATCTGGGTCTTTTTGCGCCTTGCGGACCGAAGCCTCTTTCATTTTTGTATGAAGAGACGATAAATTTCTATAGCTCTGAACCCCACCCCAACTGTTGCGAACAATAAAAGCTGTATCAAAAATATCAAAGCGCCCAAGAACATTTGCATCTACAAATTGCATGATTGAATAAAGCTCTTCGGGCTTGCCGTTCTCAATCGGTGTGCCAGTAAGAGCAAATCTAAAAGGGGAGTTAACTAACTTCTTTACTGCTTTGGAGCGTTTTGATTTGAAAGATTTGATGGCGGTTGCTTCGTCAAGGACAACGAAGCCACGTGGGAGCTGTCGTACTTTGTCCCAGTCGTTAACAATTTGCTCATAGTTAAGGATAATGTAATCAACGCCCGAACTCCGCCAGTCCATGGCTTCGGCGTACTGCTCTGCGCGTTTCTTTGGTGTTCCATCAATGACCAAAGCCTTTGAAGTTCCATTTGTAAATTTCTCAATCTGGTTTGCCCATTGGTATTTTAAAGATGACAAACAAATTATAAGGCCTGGCTCTTTAATCTGTGACTCATCCATAAGACGCTCTATTGCTGCAATAGTAAGGACGGTCTTTCCCAACCCGAGGTCGTAAGCCACAAGCATGCGAGCACGTTCGCACATGCGGTCTACGGCCTCAGGTTGGTAAGGCAGTAGGGTACCAGTAAATGTCACAGCGGAATCTCGTTAACTTTCTCTTTAGACCAGTGAATATAAGACCTAATATAAACAATACCGTACGCAAGTGCGGAAAATATAAATCCATACTGGTCAGTAATAAGAGCATACGTAATCCACAAGCACTCATTAAAAAGTAATACCAACCAGCCCCAAATAGTTTTACGGCCTACAAAGTAGATACCTAACACACCTATTACAGCAAGTAACCAAGACCAATATTGCATCATAGAAATTGCCTCATGCGAGCTTGCAATAAAGCCATAAGGTCCTCAATAGAACCGTTATTTATAAAAATCTGGTCAACTGGGTAACCATCCATAGCAGTCTCAGAAACATGCTTGTTAACAGCGCCAACACCAATTCTTTTGACGCGCCAAATTTGACCGTCTAATTCTTTTATAGCGTCTGCTTCATTTGGGAATCTAACGTCAGTAATAACAACCTTGTCACCCGCAGACACTCCAGCTAAACCTTGAGCTACCCAGAACTGGTCGTTAAACACAGTACGTGCGCCAACTCCTAAAGTTTGAAGAAGGTTTCTAAGTTCTGGGAACTCTACTTTAGCTTTATCCCAACCGTACGCATCAACAACACCTTTAACTCTGTATCCGTCCTTTAGTAAAGGATTTGTTTCATACAACAGCTTACGAATAGGGTCAGCAAACGACCTGTTCTCATACTTGTGAAGGCCAATAAGCATCCCAGCCAAAGTGTCTTTGCCTGATTGCGCATACCCTGTAAGTCCAATAATCATGCTGATACTCCTCGTAACTGATGACGTGCTGTGGACAAACCTGTCAAAGCCTCTGACCTGCTCATGCCACCTACGTCCTTTAAATCAATGCCACTGTAGTTGAAGAACCAGCACTCTACACCCATCTGCTTGCACATTTCCAGTAGAGCTTGAGAAGACGCCCTACCCGCGTCGTCGTTGTCCATAGCAAAGATAATCCTATCGGCGCCGCGTATAAGATTGAACTGGGCGGCAGATACTATAGCCCCATAAGTTGCAACAGCCCCATCAATACCAATGGAGCTAAGACGAACAACATCCAATGGGGACTCAACAACAATCATGTCTCCGCCCTTGTAGTGCTCGTACCCAAATAAACTTCCACTCTTCTTCACCTTCACAGGCTTATTATTAAAGTAACGGTTAGAAAAACCCTTTTCCTGCCATCCTAATAACTTACCAGTTGCGGGCTCTCTAATAGGAATAATCCAGTTACCTGCGCGTTCATCCCAAAGAACTCCGTACTTAGTTGAACTTTCAACTAAAAGTCCTCTGGCCTCTAAAGCGTGAGCTGGGACCTGTGTGTAGGCAGACAGCATTGACTCAGTAACAGCTGTTACATCCTCAATTGGCTTGCGCTTTATCGCGTTAGTTAAACGACTAAAACGAGCAGTAAGACTAGCGGCAGAACCTAACCAGTCGCCTACCTTTGCGTACTCAATATCTTGAATATAACTGACTAGTGAATAAATGTTCCCCTTCCAACCGCAGGAGAAGCAAATGAAAGCTCCTGAGTCAGCGTTAATCCACCAAGATGGGTTATGGTCTACATGCCCCGTGCGTTGCTCGTGAGCAGCGCAATAACCGTTAATCTCATCTCCGCGAGTATCTAATACCTCAATACCAAGACGAGATAACGTGTCTGTCATCTCCTCTACTGTCATAAGTCATCGTCACTAATCTCACGGAAGTGGCCTGTGTTCCAGTCCCACATCAAAGACACCTCGCTTAGACCGCCGTTACGACTAGCCACAACGCGTAGCAAACGAGTGTCGTCTACGTTTTCGTCCTCTCGTTGTAGACCAAAGATAACGTCAGCGTCTTGATGGAAGGAAGATGAGTACCCAATAGAGTCTGCAGTTACCTGCCCCTTCTTCATCTTCCAAGTAAGAGCCTGTGTAGAGATAACAATAGGCTTGTTAATTTTCTGCGCTAAACGCTTCAAAGAACGAGTGATATTAGTGATGGCCTGCGGCGTGTTTGACTCACCAGTCTGCTCATCAATCATCAAATAGGTGCCATCAATGAATACAATGTCTGGGTTCTTGCTCTGTACCTTGCTTGCTACAGCTCCGACAGTCTGGCCACCTGAAGAGTCAACGAACCAAAAACGCTCGCGCATGTTCTCAATACCCTCAACTACTTTAAAGTAACGAGTCTCTTCGTCAGATGCCAACGTACCTGTCATAAGGCGTCTGTGTGAAATGCGAGCGCGCATTGCGTAGTAACGAGACTTTTGTTCTGCGTTGCTCATCTCAAATGACATGAACATAGGGACCTTGCCGTCTAAGTGAGCATTCAAAGCAATCTGTAGCGCAAGAGTTGACTTACCAGTCTTTGGCGGAGCCACAATAACAATTAGCTGCCCTGGTTGTAAACCAGAAGTTGCCTCGTCCATAGTAGGAAACCCTGTAGCCATACCTAGTAAACCTGGGTTTGCTTTACGAAACTCATACTCCTCTTTAGCTTTCTTAGCAGCTTCAGTTATTTCTAAATCGTTAGACTTAGTTAAACCCTCTTCTTCTAAACGAATAAGACCGCGTTCAAATGCAAGTACAGCACCTTCGTGGTCCTGTGCCCTCTCAATAGATGACAAAGCCTCGTCAAGAGTTTTAATAATTGAAGACTTACGTCGGCTCTCTACAGCCTTATCAATTAAATAATCAATACGGTCCTGCACACCCAGTGTTTGATAAGTAGGAAAGTTTTCTCTAATAACCTCAAGACTTGGGCACTCTTGATAGTTGGTGTAGTGGTCGTGCAAGAAACGAAACATCTTCTTGTCACTGACGTCTGCAAACCAGTTCTCGTTTACATTACGTTCAAGAACAATGCCAATATTGCGGTCTTCAATTATTTTGCTGATTAACCGTGCGTCGTTGTTCATAAGCTATTGAAGTCCAATCCCCAGTGTCCGTATCGTAGCAAACGGTTAGGTACATCTAGTACGCCAACCACCTCAGGCCTATATGGTAACTCTCCCACTAAGTGGTCAATAGAACCATACGAATTAAAGTATCTAAACGGGTTAGTACCCATGTTGTCAAGAGTATCTATTACATCTGATAATTGCTCGTATGACAAATCAAATGAAACTAACTCCAGAGTAATGCCGCGCCTAGTTGTTGTTAAATATAAAGAGCTAAGTAACTCGCGTCTAAAATTTCTATCAATTTTAGGGATAGAAAATATCTTAAAACGTTTTGTTATCTTTACCTCTGTATTTAAAAAAACATCAGCTACTACTAGCACTCTCCTCGGGAGCTCATTACTGATGTCTCCCTTTTGCATTAGTGAACCTCTATTTTTCCAAATTTAATTACAAAGTGGCGAAACGCTTCGTTAGACTCTTTAGCTTTCAAAGCATCTTCGCTAGTAGCCCTGTCTGATATTACTAATGGGTAGTTACCATTATTGCTATCAATTCGGGCTTGTACAAACTTAGTGTGCTTGCAAACTTTTCTCCCACTATACCCTGGGCATGTGCAGTACAACTTGCCAGCGCTATCAGCAGACACCTCAAAGATACCAGGGCCAGGTGTCTGAAGTTGACTTAGGAAAACCTGAACTAAGCGTTTAGTATCTTCACTCACGTATGGCTCTCTCATTTCCGTAGGTCACCGCTCTTGGACGTAATAGGGATATACCCAAAGGCCTCATTAGCAAAGCTTTCTGTAGCATCGCCGTATAGACCAGCCCAATCCTCTAACTCAATGTTAGTAGTAACTATTGTAGGCAGTCCGTTGTTGAAACGTGTGCGTAAAACGTGGTGAAGCATATTCTTTTGCCACCCGCTTAGGCTGGCATGCTCCTTGCCCACATCGTCAATAACAAGAATCCTGATGTTATACGCGTCATTTCGGCATTCCCCAAGCATCCCTGAGTAAATAACCTCTTGGTCATCAGTTGGGCCATCCATCATAGACCCCTTTAAATCTAATATGTCGTTGAACGTTGCAAAATAACAGGGGCGAATCAAAGGCCCATTCTCTTTAACATCAAAAGCATCAAGGGGAAATGTAGACATCACCTCTTGTATAACTGATAAAGACAGCGTGGTCTTGCCGTGACCTGGGGTTCCCCAAAACATAAGACCCTTGCCGCAACCAACGGAACCAACAGCGCGAATAACTTTGCCAGCCTTTACAGAAGCAAGCCATCGTTTAATGTTAGTTAAGTCCTTCTCGTCAACCTCTGTGCAGTCGTCTAACGTCCAACCTAAGCGAGCGGTCGGGATGTTAGCCATCTGCACCCACGAGCGTCGACGAATCTTTAAATCGTTCAATTTAAACATCGTTCATCCAATCCAAAGAGCGAGTTGACTTTTCCTTTATGGCTTCCATCTTCTCTGGCGTAACCATAGAGCGCTGGACCTCAGTTAACAAGTTATGGAACTGAAGTATGAACTTCTTCCATACAATCTCAGGGTCGCTTAGCTTGGTATCGTGTTTAATCTGACTGAAAAACAGGGCCATCATCTGAAGCTCTAGCGCACCGTCCGTGTTGTACTCCTTGCGCTTGTCTGCAAGTGCGTACCGAAAACGGCTACGAGTAACCTGCCATGGCTGGATGTGCCACAGGTTGTGCATCTGCTCTGCAAACTCAAACGCTGAATCTGTAGGTGACCATCCAGAAGCATTTGCAGGATTACGACGAAGCATCTTCTCTTGACGACGAGACTCGTGAATCTCCATCTTCTCAGCATGCTTCTTTTCGCGCCACTTGCGTTGCGCCTCTAAACGTTCATCTTCGCTTTCAAAGTACTCCACGTTTACCTCCCGCGAACTCCGTTCGCTATTCGGTTTACTATTAAATGAATATGCTATTAAGGATTTATTGCTATTCAGCTGTGACTGCTGTGATAGAAGACGGGTTTCTGGGGCCCAGTAATCCGACTCCACAAGTTGGCTAACGGTCATAATCCTGCCGTTAACCCTAGCCTTCTTGGTTTCAATAAGCCCAAGTTCTCTGAGCTCTCTAAGGGACGTGGCCATAGCCTCTCGCCCCTCAGGGAAAATGGAAGAAAGGCTCTCAGCGCTTATATGGACGCCTGTGGCCTGTAGGTACACGTAGACGCCTAGGGCACGTGCTGTAATCACGCCTCAGGGTCCTTTAAAGGCTTCCCTGGGGTATCTGCCATGGCTTCTACTAAGGCTTGGGCAAAGATTTGGGCAATGGCTTGGACCCCGTAATAGAGATTTTCCATGACTTCGTCGTCAAGGTCTTCTTCTTCGTCTTCTTCAGTGTCGGCGAACTCGCTTTCTTCTTCGCCCTCTTCTTCCTCTTCCTCGACATTCAGCTTCTCCTTTTTAGCGCTGACCTGCTCTTGTGCTGGAATTGTTGGTTCTACAATCCGAACCCCTTCTGATGGCCCAATTTTGTTAAGACCGTCTGTAAGGTCAAAGCATTGGATGCCTTTAAGGTCAGCAAGTATGTTAGCGCTCTCTGAATCCTCGTCATCCCATAGTAAAAACGCAACAGTTTTTTCGTTTATAAAATCTTTAGCAACGTCTGCTGTATACCCATCAACCATTGTTGATGTAGGGATTCCGTTAAAGTTACCAGACTTGGTATAAACGATGATGTCTTTGTTTTTATCTTTTGCAAGCTGTGCAGCAAATACCTGCCCCTGGCTTGGTTTATCTTTATAAGGTAGAACGACAATCCCATGCTCTCCGTTGGCATAGAAGTGGTCTTCCATAAGAGCTTCTAAATTTGCTCTTGTTGTTACGCCGTTACCAGCGACTATCACATAATATTTGTCCACTTGGACCTCCTTTGTAGGGGAGGCACAGGCTAGCACACTAGGTCTTAGGTTGTCCTAGGTAGATGGCTACGGTAGTTCCAAGCGGCAATTTGTCTTTAAAAGTTGAGTTAGAAGTACGTGTTTGCACAGCGTATCGGTTTTTGTAATAATGGCTTCGGCTAGCATTAGCCGCACCCTCCCACACATAGTCAGGGTTGTCTCCTGTCCCACTTGCGCCATTAAAGAAAGGGTCAGCGTTAGAAGAGGACTCAAACAAGGCAGAATCAAAATAGATAGTTTCACCGTTGGCCGCTGCCCATTCAACAACAACCGCTGCAGAGTGCGCATCGTCTGGTGCGGTGCCAGTTACTATAAGTCGCTCCCAATCAGGAGACGCAGTGTCAACTGCGGTGACGGTCCCAGTAGTAGTGGATATGTCGTCATTTGACGAGTCATACCAAACTATCTTTAAGGTTGCGTTTTCAGAGCCAGCGCTTGCAAGCTGTGAGTAAACGCTAAACGTGTATGGGACTCCTGGGTAATGGATTGGCATTCTTTGAGAGTGAGTAGAGCCGTCCCATGATGTTAAAGATACAGTTCCTGTAGCAGAAGCTGTAAGTTTTAACGCAGTTCCTGAAACCCATATGCTTCCAGTGCTTTCGGCTCTAGTAACGTTAGTTGCTGTTTTTGCGTATTCAATATACGGATAGTTAGTTATTGTTCCGCCACTTACCTCAGTTTCCCCAACAGCAGTGATTACGTATACACCATTAAATGTAGAATCAACGCCGCTTATAACTACTGTTTGGCCTGTTCTGTAGTCATGTGTGTAATGAGTTTCAATACGGGCTACGTTTGAGGTTAGTGATTTGTAGGCCACGTCCCATACTGTTGCGCCTGGCTCTCTTGTAGAAGTGTCTACAGAGCTAGTTGCTCCAGATACTGTCCATGGAGTAATTGGAGAAGCAAAGTGTGGGTTTTTTAATTCATTGATTCTATTTGCTTTTAGTGTAAAACGGAGCTGACGAGCCTCATCAAAAGAGGTAGCAGTTGCTGATTGTTCAAACTGTGCGCAGTCAAAATACTGATACTCGTTGCTTGCAGACCCAGCAAGAGATGCTATAGAGATAGTAGGTACTGCGTAGTAAGCTGTAGATGGGGCTGTTTTGTTAACTACTGATGGGCGAGCAGAGAACGCCCCAGTCCCACTAGCTACAGCGCTTCCAGCATCTGAAGAGATGTAAACACCAAAACGGTCGTACCAATCAATACCAAGAGTAACGTTGCGCGTAGTTGCTGAGTTAACAGTATAAACGCTAAATGAATAAGCTAATCCAGCAGTTACTGGAATACCTAAAGTGATTGGTGAAGAGGACCCACAAAGAACTTTAACAGTGCCCGCGGTGGCGCTTGCGTTCTTAACTGCAAGAATGCCCTTTTGAAGGTTAGGGTAATTAGTTGGAGCAGTTGATTCATTCCATGGGTTAGGGTACGGAGCAATAGTTGGGAACTCATTAGTTACGGGGTTCCAAGCAGTAGTTGAGGCGTAGTTAGCGCCTGTCAAAGCAAAAGACACAGTTGTGGCGGTAACTGCTGTAATTTCTACCGCCGTTGGTTGATTAAATAATGGCTTATCAAATCCAGATACATAGATGTCATTTCCAACAGCATAGCTGTGAGGCCCTACCGTTAAGGTAAGCACGTTGCTGGTTAACGATACGGTTGTTACAGTTTTTACTTTTAAACATGCAAGTGTTCCAGCGTTTGTACTGTCACTTACCCAATGCCCAATAGATTCTTCAAATGAAGAGTCGTTGTAATCAAGCATTTTATTAGGTCCTGCTGTAATTCCGTCGATTGTAGGGTTAGACGCAGTTGCAGAAACTGTTGGGACTGCCCACCCAGTAAAGGCCTTTAAAAACCCTCTGACCCCATCAAGACTTCCTTTTGTTTTATAAATTTCAAGGGCGTCACGTATAAGGATTCGGGCTTGCTGGTATCCAATTTCAGGTTCATAGGTTAGACCTAGCTGCTGAATAAGGGAGGGAAGTAGCAGACCGCTTATTTTAGTTGTGTCGTACCGTTTAAATAGTAAATTAGTTGTTGTGTAATACTTGCTAAGCTCAAACCCAAACATGCTTAAAAATGTTCTAAGTTGTTCGTTTTCGTCTACGCTAGACACGTTAACAATGCTGCTTGTTCCCCCTGTCTGGGACACTGCGTTAACTGAATAGATGTCTGGCAAGTACTCCATTAATGTGTTAGAGAATCCGTAATCTTTAACGGATAGCCCAATAACGTTAGCAACACGAGTCCATCTGTAGTTAATACGCTCAAATACAAACAAAGAATAGTAATAAAACGCGTTTGTAGACAGCTCAGTATCTAAATAAGAAATTGGGTCTGTTTCTTTGTACGCCTCGTTTAAACCGTTGTTTTTAATGTCTAGTTCAGTTCCGTCTAAGTAATCAATAGGAAACCCATAGCTGTTACGAACTAGTTTAATTTTTGACCATCTACCTGCAGGGCTATCCCATTCTAAAAGAATAGTTCCATAGTCTGTAGGGGTAGCGGTAAACCTATTAGATACGTACGCAACATTTGTATCTTGGCCGTATACAGATAGGCCGTATGTACTGACTCCATACCGTGACATTAGGCGACAATTCCTCCAGATACAGTTAGAGACAGGCCTGTTGTATCTAGATAAGGGATTTCGTTTTCAAAGCATTGAATATCACCAACAGTTAGCTTAGTTGCGCTTCCAGAGGTAGATGCACTTGAAATAACTGCAGAAATTAATCCGTACGAAACAGTCGTTGAGGTTACAGAAGTAATAACAAAAGTACCATTAAACACAGAGTCAACGCCAGTAACTTTAATAGTGCTGCCTACCGTTAGCGCATGTGTTCCTATAGTTAAAGTTGCAACTGTTCCAGAAGCAGCTTTGTTTGTAATAGCATATGTAAAATCATAGCCTGTTTGAGCACGAACAAGTTTTTCTACTTGTACATAAGCAACGCCTTCTACAGAGGTAATGGTTCTCATGATGTCATTGAGCGTAATCTTGTCTTGAAAAAACACATTATCAAAAGCAAATAACTCTTCTATAGCCGCGTTCACTGCTGTGCTTACAAGACTATTCTTATATTGAGGTAGCGTTGTAATGCTAGCTACAAGGCCTACTGGAACATAAGTTGGTGGTTGGAAAGTAACAGTTGTATTTGCTGGAATTTTTCCTACTAAATAGTTTCTAAGCGCTGTTGCTTTTGTATTAAATCCGTCTGAAGGGGTTGTTCCAGAAATAGAAGTTAATCCTATGTCTCCAGCAGATGGTGCAAAGTACACAGTTACGCTTGTATACACCTCTGCTACTGCGTTTGCTTTAGCAACCCCAGCAGCTACGCATAAAGCAGAGTAATCAGCAAGAGACACCGCTCTGTTGAGCGCTCGTATGCTAGTCGGTGCGTTAGCTCTGATTGAGTCTGTGCTTTCTTCTTCAGCCCCTCCAGATGCAGCAGTAAGGTTAGTCACCGTTAAACCACTTAGAGTTGATAGCGGGACACTAGATTTAATAATTGACTTAATAAGATTTACTCCAACGTTTCCAATTAGCCCGCCACCCACTCTGTAGGTAGCTGTAATAGTTGCGCCAGAGGTTGGTATGCGGCCGCTTACTCCGTCTCCAAATATTACAAAAGAAACCCCAGAGGCATTCGTGTAGATAGAAAACACAGGGTCATAATTGTTATAGTCAATAAGGTAAGGCACTTCGGTAAATGTAGAAGAGCCAATAAGTAGAGAGGCTGAGCCCTGAGCTACTGGTGAATACGTTAGCTCACGGATTTGTCCAATAGACCCGTCAGAGGGGGTAAGTTCTTCTGTTTTTGTTTCACCGTGAGTGGCTTTAACGGTAATTGTTCCGTTTACAGTTCCTACCTTAGCTGGAACAGTTACTGCGGTATTTGTTTCAAATATAATTTGAGTTCCGCCAGTAGTTGAAGCCGAAGTAGCTACCTGCGTACCTGCTGGCACGGTTATTGCACTGGCTGTTGAGTTAGAAAACGTTAAAGTTACTGTAGAAGCTACAGCAATTGTAGGGTTATATCCTAGAAGACGGGCCAGTTCAATGACGCTATCTCTTTGGCTTGCTGTGGTAATAAACGCTTCATTTGCAGAACGGTCAATATAATAGTTAAGAATGTCCCCCATGTAAGAAAATAGCTCAATAAGGACAATACCAAAGTCAGCAGGGTCGCGGCTTACCCAGTCAGGGAAGTACTTAGGAATAAGGTCAATTAAGTCCTCGCGTATAGCGGCATAGTCCTTAGAGGTGTAATCCACCTGCGGGACGTAGTTAATATCAGCCATTTCGTACCTCCAAAAGAATTTCTCCAGACCTGCTTAGAATAGCAGTTTTTAGCGTTACACTCTGCTCATCAATGGTGCCAGGTATAGAGTAAAGAATTTCTATATTTAAGTTGCCGTCTGATGAATCTAAATACCCTTCCACAGAGTTTAAAGTTAGTGGCGTTAGCCAGCTTGAAAACCCAACCTCGACAGACTGACGCACAGAGTTTATAGCGTCGTTTACATTTGAAAACAAAGCTGCTTTTACTTGAGTACCAAACGATGGGTTCATTACTCGCTCATTAAGGCTTGTAAGCACAACCCCATATACTCTGTCTTTCCATATTTTAGACACGTCAGATGTTTTGCCAACCCCATTTGACCCAATAGTAAAAGGCAATGTCATTGCGTATTTAGGCATTTAAACCCCCATCCAAACTGGAAAATTAGGGTCCCCGCCAACAAACATAAGCCATACTGGCTGTCCAATTTCGGGAACGTTTCTGTGATAGGTGTGCTCTGCAGCGTCTAAACCTTCTTCAGTACCGTCCCTATCAAGGGGGTCGGTCATAGCTACGTGAGGGTGGCGGAGCGTGTTACTGTTTCCTGAGTGAGCTGAAATGGTAACTGTGTGACTGTGAGCAAATTCTCCAGTCCCTGCAGAGTTAGTAGTTCCTGTGTGGTTATTGATTAAAGCAACTACCTGGGCTGCAGTGTGAGCTTGGTGGTCTAGGTGCTCAGCCGTATTAGTTATAGGGGTGCAAGGAAGCGCCCAATCTGTAACGGTTGGGCCAAGTATTTGAGGCACAGTTAACGTAATTCTATCTAGTTTTTGTGGGTCAGAGTTATCTACGCAGATTCCTCTATATAGGCCGTAAAACCGTTGTTCACTCATTGTACAAGGCCTCTTTTCTTTGCTAATCTGTTTGTAACAGCGACACTCTTTTTCTTAGCCGCAATTACCGTATTTAATGACCGTGTTTTACTTTTCCAAGTGTTAGCGGCAGTAGACCTGCCATTAACTGCGGACGGCTTAGCTCTGTTGTTTATAGTACCAAAAGAACCTTTATTTGTATCTACAACCCTTTTGCGTTTGATATTAAGTGCCGTCAATGGTCGTACTTTTGTCTGCTTTACGTTTGCCTTTACAACGCGTTTTCTTTTTTTATTTGGCGCTGTAATGGTTTTAGAGTCTGTCCAGGTTTGAGCAATTCCTAAAGAGTCAGAGCCTAGTTCTAATATGGTTGTGTATTTAAAAACGTTTCTTGTCTCTTCTACCATTACGTGCTCAGTTGATAGAACAACCCAATACCCGTTATAAGGAGCGTCAACTCCTGTTATATGTATAGGCATATCAGGGCGAAGCTCTACTAAGCCTAGAACCTCAGCCCTAGCTCTATAAGGAAAAGAGTTTCTATTTTCTGCTGCTTCAGCTTCATAGGTAGCTACTTCTGAACTTAAAGCCACGGTTTCAACGTCAAAGCTGTCAAAAAACTCAAATTGATTTTTACCTCTAGTTTTTTTGTTTCTTAGCTGTTGCGTAATTGACACAGGCTGCGCAGAGTTTGCGTCAACGCCTGAAATAGCGACTGCTGACTTCCAAGCTCCGTCATACGGCATAGACTCGCTGATAATGGGTTCAAAAGAATATAAAGTTGACCCTTCTGGGCTGCTTGGAGACCTCATTATAAAACTAGGCGCTTCTTCGCGAAGTTCTTTATAATCCTCAAACATAGGTTGAAAATAAAGCTCTGTGTTTTCAGTTCTAAGGCTATATCCACATTGCTTAGCTAGTTTAACCATAAGAGACCAGTCAGAAATTCCAGCTTGAGACACTTGAGGGTATATTCTTGGATGAGGGACGGCATAGCAGACAAACTCGTA